CAGCGCAAGTAACGTAGCATTGATCAACGCAGTTGGTTTGACAGTTGGCGCTTACAGCACTCCTCTAATTCAAACAGCATCGGCATTGCAGCCAGGTGGCCACACAACTTACGGCTACGGTAGCTATGCAAACGTTCCTTACTGGACTTCTAGTGATACTATTCCTGCTCCGAACGGTTCAGTATGGTTGAAGACTGGTGCAACAGGTGGCGGTTCTAACTTTGTATTCAAAGAATACAATGCTACAACAGGTCTATGGAGTTCACTAGCAGTAAATGCATATGCAAACGACGGTTCTGCTCTGTACGGTCTAGATCCAACAGGCGGCGGTGTAAATATTCCAACTGGCACGGTGTTTATGCGTGAAGATCCAAACGGATTGAACACTAACGTATATGGTTATGCAGGTTGGAGAGCACGTGTTCGTTTAGTAGCAGGTGCAGTAAGTGCAACATCTACAGTACCATCAAATCCATCTACAATGGGCTGGACAACTGGTACACAGTTCACAATGGCAGTTTCTACAGTTGGTACAAGTGCTATCACTACAGTAACAGTCACCGTCAACGGAACTGGTATGGCTGACTTTGTTGCAGCAGTATCAGCAGCAGCTGGCTCAGTGAGCCCAGCTCTACCAGTAACAGCAGTTCTTAACGCTAACAACTCTGCTACTTTGACTCACACAGCTGGTGGTCAGATTGTTATGACTCCAGTGGGCAGCACTTACAACGTTCCAGTATTGGCAGGATTCTCTGGCGTAACAAACGTAAGAGCAACGGGTACAGGTCAGTCTACAGTATTGGCTATTTCTGGTTGGTCTAACTTGGTATACGCTATTGGTACTACAGAACCAGCAGCAGATCCAGTCAACGGAACTCTATGGTACTACAGCGATCCTACACAAGTTGACATTATGATCAACACTGGTACAGCTTGGAAAGGCTATTTGGTAGCTGGTACTGACGCACGTGGTTATACACTTGGTTCAACTGACAGCAACGGTGTCATCGTAGCAGCAGCAACACCAACTACACAAAGCAGCGGTGCAGCATTGGCTAAGGGCGATCTATGGTTGAACACTAGCGATCTAGAACATTTCCCAGCACTAAGTCGTTGGAACGGTTCAGCTTGGGTTGCAATCGATAACACAGACCAAGTAAGCACAAACGGTATCTTGTTTGCTGACGCACGTTGGGACAACAGCGGCACAAATGATGCAGCAAGCGGTACAGAAATCAGTACACAAACATTGTTGTCAAGCAACTATGTTGACTTAGACGCTCCTAATCCATTGCTATACCCACGCGGTATGTTGTTGTTCAACACACGCCGTTCAGGTTACAACGTGAAGAAATTTGTTACTAACTATTTCAACACTACAGCAGATAACGTAGCTACTTGGTCATCTGGTACAACTTACGCACAAGGTGCATTTGTATTGTACGGAACAACTATCTATGTATCATTGTTGGGCAGCAACACTAACAACAACCCAACATCGGCTGCTACATACTGGAGCCCATTGCAAACTAGCACTTGGGTAACAGCAAGCGGTCTTAAAGATGATGGTAGTCCATACGCTGGTCACTATGCACAACGTCAAATCATTGTTCACGCAATGAAAGCAGCGCTAGATGCTAACACTGAGATCCGTGAAGAACAGTTCAAGTTCAGCCTGATCTGCGCTCCCGGTTATCCAGAATTGATTCCAGATATGGTATCGTTGAACAATGACCGTGCTAACACAGCATTCGTCATCGGTGATACCCCAATGGGCTTGAGCACAAACGTTGTTGATATTACTAACTGGAGTAACGACACTAACGGTGATGGTCTTGCAACAGCAGATCCTTACTTGGCTGTTTACTATCCAGGCGGGTTGAGTTCTGACTTGAGCGGTAACGAAATTATGGTTCCAGCAAGTCATATGGCTCTACGCACATATTTGTACAACGACAACGTTGCATATCAATGGTTCGCTCCAGCAGGTACACGTCGCGGTCTAGTAAGCAATGCAACTGACTTGGGTTATGTCAATTACACAACAGGCGAATTTGTTCGCACTGGTGTAAATCAGGCTCTACGTGATGCATTGTATCAATTGAACATTAACCCAATCACAATTATTCCAGGTATTGGTCTAGTTGTATGGGGTCAGAAAACTCGTGATCCAAACACAGAAAGTATGGACCGTGTTAACGTTGCTCGTCTTGTTAACTATATCCGTACAATCTTTGCTAGTGCAGGTAACGCATTCTTGTTTGAACCAAACGACAAGATTACTCGTGACCAGTTCGCAGCAGTATTGAATCGTGCGCTGAACGATCTAGTTGCTAAACGTGGTATCTATGACTACTTGGTAGTTTGCGATACAACAAACAACACCCCAGACCGTATTGCAAACAATCAGTTGTATGCAGACGTTGCTATCGAGCCAATGAAAGATGTAGAGTTTATTTACATCCCAATCCGCTTGTTCAATCCTGGTGATATCGCCAGCTTGGGCGGCAAGTAAAATTGGTGATAAATAAACATATAGGAGAATAATTAAAATGGCAGTAGCATCCTTAACAAACTTCACAGTACCCCTAGCAGGTGGCGCAACAGCCACAAGCCAGGGTCTGTTGATGCCCAAGCTAAAATATCGTTTTCGTCTTAGTTTCATCAACTTCGGCGTAAGCACCAACAACGTAATCGAGTTGACTAAGCAAGTCGCAGATACAAAACGCCCAAGCGTTAAGTTTGCTCCAGTCACTGTTGATATCTACAACAGTAAAGTTTACTTCCAAGGTAAACCTGAATGGGAAGAAGTCACAGTTAACTTGCGTGACGACCAAGCTGGTAATATCAGCAAGTTGGTTGGCGAACAGATTCAGAAACAATTCGACTTCCAAGAACAAGCAAGTGCAGCATCGGGTATCGACTATAAGTTCCAACTACAAATGGATATCTTGGACGGTGGCAACGGTGCAGCAACTCCAAACGTGCTAGAATCTTGGGCATTGTATGGTTGCTTCTTGACTAGTGTTGATTACGGTGAATTGAACTACAACTCTAGCGATCCAATGATGGTTGCCTTGAGCATTCGTTACGACAACGCTGAACAACTTCCAGCTGGTGGTCAAACTGCTGGTGTTGGCTTCGGCGCAACGATTGCTCAGAACGCTGGCGCAACAATTACTGGTTAATATCTAGTAACTCTCAGACTAAGCCTGCTCTAAAAAGCAGGCTTTTTTATTGCATAAATATATGTATGAGCATGGTAGATGATATATTACACGGCGTAGGCACTGGCCCTACAGTCCGTGATTGGCAACACGCAAATAGAATTTTTGTGGGCGATAGCTATGCGCTAATGCCCAAGTATAGCTTCTTATTTCATGTCAGCTTTGATATCAATTCAGCACTGACTCGATTGCCTAACATTGAGAAATTGCAGTTGGGTGTTTTGGTCAAGAGCGTACAGCTACCCAAATACACAATTGATAACAAGGTAATGAATGCCTACAATCGTGTTAATATCGTACAAAACAAAATCAAATACGATCCAATCTCAATCACATTCCACGATGACAGCAACGACAGCGTAAGAGATTTCTGGTATGACTATATGAGTCATTACTATAGAGATACTGACTATGCTCCTGCACTCTACGATCAGCCAACAAAATATAATCTACAACAAACAGAACACTGGGGCTTTCAGCCTGCAAAGTATGATAGCAATGGTGCAGTTGAGCGTTTGCTAAAGAGTATTAAGATTTATAGCTTGCATCAAAAACGCTTTACAGAATACGTACTAGTGAATCCGACTATCACTAGTTTTCAACATGGTCAACATCAACAAGGTCAAAGTGAATTCTTAGAGAATTCAATGACCATTGCCTACGAATCTGTTTTATATAACTATGGCACAATTGCAGTGGGTGGTGAACCTGACGGATTTGCCACACTGAGTTATGATAAGACTCCAAGTCCATTGACTCCATTGGGTAGTGGTACAACAAGCATATTGGGACCAGGAGGTTTGTTGGGTGCTGCACAAGGTATCGGTCAAAGTCTTGCTCCAAACGCCAATGGTAATACTAAACCATTGGGAGCATTGAATGCTGGCATTACTGGGCTACGTGCATTCAACAATATCAAGGGTCAAAATTTGTTAGGATTGGCTGGTGCAGAACTAAAAACTATTGGTCTTGGTGTCTTGCAAGGCGATACTAACACATTGAATCGTCTGAGTTTGCCAAAAGCTGGTGGCGGTAACGGAACTAACAGCGTAGTTCAGTCTGGAGAATAACGTGAAGTTCAATGTAATCTATACGAATAATGGTCCCAGAACTCCTGGCGGAGCAACAAGCAATCAAACAGTTGCCGGTCTATCTGGCACAGGAGTCTATATACAGGCAGTAGCCCCAGCAGCACAAGATCCATTGGTGGGCAATAAAACAGCGGCAGCAGTTATACGCAGCAACGGTGAGTATATTGGCAACGCACAACTACCCAGTAACCCACTACCTCCGGGGATTACATCATGAGCAACGAATTCAATCTATCATCAGTTAGTCTAACAAATAATAAGTCTACAGCACAAAACAAGTACTTCAACAATTATTTTGTTACACCTAACACAATTTCTTCAAATCAAAACGATGCCGTAGTTGCATATTTTCAACAAGTCACTGGTGGAAATAAACAAAGCGCTGCCATCTTGGCAAGTACAGTAATCTATACAGCAATGTCTCAGGGTGCTGATCCTATGAGCATAGTTCAACAATTTCAGGCATTGAAGCCAGGCGAACTGAGTGTTTATCTAGCAATGTTCTTAAACTTAAACAGAATTGGAACAAGTCTAGTGGGCGTGAACAATCAACCAACGCAGAACAAATACATCACACGAGCAATTCTAGCATAATGTCAAAGTACGCCAATGGCTTTTATCAGCTAATGAACCCTGAAAAATATGTGGGTAAGGGAACACCACACTATCGCAGTAGTTGGGAACACAGTACTATGCGTATGCTTGATACTAATCCTGCTATCATTAAATGGGCCAGTGAAAGTATTCACATCAACTATCGCAACCCGTTTACAAACAAGAACACAATCTATGTGCCAGACTTCTTTGTACTGTATCAGGATGCAAACAACAAGCAACACGCAGAAGTTTGGGAAATCAAGCCAACCAAAGAGACAACTCTAGAAGCAGCTGGGAAGAGTAAAAGAGCGCAGGCAGCAGCGATCTTGAACCAATTTAAGTGGCAAGCAGCCAGTGCATACTGCAAAGCCAATGGCTTGTATTTCAGAATCATAACCGAACAGGATTTGTTCCATCAGGGCAAAGCAGGCCGATAAATATCGGTATGACTGAAAAATTAGCACAACTATTAAATCTGCCTCCTGTACCAGAAGAACCCACTGTTGAACAGGCAAAAGAGTTCGTGGCAGAGAACAATGTCTTGATTACAGAAGTAGATGCGGCAATCAGCAAAATTGATGCCGCATTACCACTTGTAAAAGACCTAGAAGCCGCAGACGACGAACTTGACGAACTTGCGCAACTAGCAAAAGAAAAAGCCGAAGACCTAATGGACTTGGGTATGAACATCGACCCCAGATTCGCTGGCGTTATTATGCAGACTGCTGGCACAATGTTGGGCCACGCTATCACTGCCAAGACTGCCAAAATGGATAAAAAGTTGCGTATGATTAGTCTGCAACTTCAAAAAGCCAGATTGGATCATCAAATCAACAAAGACAACAAGAAGGGCGAATCAGATCCTGACGAGCCAGTAGAAGGTCACGGTATGGTTTTAGACAGAAACGAGTTGCTAAAACAGATTTTAGACAGCGCCAAAAGCCAAAAGAAATAAAAATTTATAAATATAGTATAGGACAAAATAACTATGGCTGTATCACAAAACTTTCAGAATTACTTCTATAACTCACACAAGTTATATGAATTCCGCATTAGACTGGCTAATTGCGATTGCGACAAAGCGCTAATCGAAGCAATTAAAAACGCACTCGACGCTTATGAAGTAGAAACAATGACTGCTCCAAAGCGTTTACCAATTCAAGAGCACAGAGACTTTGGTAAGTTGGGACCATGCGAAATACATCACATTGATGTAGCAGTGAACTACCCAACAATCGCTGAACAAGTTCGTCAGTTGATTATCAACCGTGCTGGTGTTCCAAGTCAACAAGTCTGCGTTTACACACTGAATCAAGCTCTACAAGAAGAACTTGTAGATTCTACTATCATCTCTCAAGGTGAAGGTGGACCAATCATTGAGAATCCAGAACTAGTTGCTCCTGCACAGGGCGACATTGCTGGTCAAAAACGTGTTGATAGTTTGCTAAAAGAGTTGAGCAAAACTTCGTTGAGCAATGCTTATACTATTGACGGCAACGAACAAACTATCGGTGGAGACAAAAATCCATCATACGGTAAAACAACTAATGATCTACCAATGGGCGACACAGCTCCAGTAGGAACAAAACAAAATTACGTGTATCGTAAACCAAGAGGCTAATAAAAATGAGCGACCACAATAACATTTATAACATCATGGGCAAACTAAATGCCCTAACTCCATCTGAGCAAGTCGCTCAACCTACGCAAAAGATTTACGAAAGCGTAGAGGCTAAAGGTAGTGTGCTTGAAGGCGTTAAGTCTGTTGAGCAAA